TATTGTAAGATCTAACTTCTGCTAAAGACGAAGTTGGATATGTGTCGGTAGCAGTATCAAAGCTAGTGGTGTAAGTCTTATACTTTACTCCACTGGAAGTACTGGAGGTTGAATTAGTAGAAGGAACGACCGGCAGGTTACTATAGGCATTTTTGCCGCCTGGTGGAAAATATGGGGAATAATCTAGTGGCATGTTGTTATTTATTTGAAGCTATTAATTGGGCCTTAGTTTCAGCACTTATCTCGGAAAGATAGTTAACTGGAACTATCCCCTTGATCGAGATGTTTAAAGCAGAAGGATTTCCTGGAACTACTCCGACCTCGTAGTAATTTCCATATCTGTCGTTCCATCCTCCTCTGATAACTACCAGTTCCCCTCTTCCTATGATAATATCGCCAAAATCGTCAAATCCGATGTTGGTATCAAGTTCGCTAGCACTAACATTCGGCAAGACATCAACAGTAGCATGGTAAGCTTCGTTTGTCTCCCCAACAAAATAGAAGGAGACAGAATCTACCCCGGGAATAGACTCGATCAGAGCAATCATATCCGACTTTGGAATTTTATCTCTCCTCTTCAGATTTATAAAATATTCGGAAAGGGTTGATTGAATTTTATCCTTGATGATATTTGGGTCAAATCCTTCGAAGACCGTTATAATAGCATTTCCAACATACCTAGAAATCTTGGGCTCGACGATTTTAACAACCGTTGTGGCAATCATAGAGCCAGAATCCTCGATCACATTTAGGACAGCAAGTTTTTGAGCTTGGGTGAGGAGAAAGGAGGAAAGAGGGATGCTAAAATAATCTTCATTTGAACCAAGACCTAAAGTTATATCCGGAACCAGATAAAGATAGACAACGTTATCGTCGTCCAGATATTCATCATCAAAGGTGGAAAATGCCTGGATTTGAGAGAAAATATTGAATCTCTGAAGGTAAATCTCGTAGTTTGCAGCATTTGCAAAGACGAAAGCTCTGCTTGTTCTCGGGGCTGCTAGTCTTGTAATGTTGATGGGTTCAGAATCTGATCCGAATGAAGGGTCAATGGTATTAACTATCTGGAGGTAATCGTTTAAATTCACCTCGTTGCCAAATAAATCTGTTCCCTGATCCAAGAATTTATAAGTGATCTTAGAAGTTGCAGTGGATCTAACATTTCCTAAGAATCCCGCAGTTAAAAGATAGTTAACTTTGATGAATGAGCCAGGTTGGGGAACTTTACCAAAATTAGAATTTCCAAAGTAGATATCGACCCCTTCACTAATCCCCGACTTCGAAAGGTACCCTTCCCCTTCCAATGGAATATCGTAGAGTGAATCGTATCTCTTCCATTTATTGTCGTTCACGTAAACATCGACATAAAACTGGTCGACGTAGACTCCACCTTTTACCGGGACGTTGAAGCTCTGGAGTGCTTCTCCATTTCCAGTGAAAGTGGTCGTAGAAAATGCCCCCTGAACTATCTTGAATTTTATTACGTTATCTCTAACTAAAGAAATTTTTACCCTCGGTCCGTTGATAATTATAGTATAGGCAAGTCCATTTTGTTGACACTGGATTCTGGTATTTTCGGGAATAATAACTGATCCCCCTCCAATTTGGTCCGTTGTTATCAAATTCCAAGAAATCGCAATTTCCCCCTGAGCCGTCATGGATCTGGCCGGATCATATCCAGAAATTCTAGCCAAGCTTCGAATAGAATAATCCCTCGTTGCTTCATAGATGTTTAATTCCGTAATGGAATCTTCAATAAAATAAAGTATAAGCTGAGATAAGTTCTCCAAAACAAACAAAATTTGTCCCCATGCAGATGCAGTGGTGAAGACGTTTCTAGTCTGATTATAAGTTGTCTGTAAAAAATTATAGGTCGTGTTCAGAAGACCTCTAATTAAGATATTATTTTTCTGAAAAATATTATTCATTCCTATTTATTATGTTACTTGAAGGGATATTGCTGGACTCAGATTGGAGTATCCAGGAATAAAGAAATATAGATTTGCTATGTCTCTAAGGGTTCCCTGAAAAAATTCAAGCTTGAAGTATCCCCCTAATTCATAGAAAAGAGGACAATAAGTCTGGATTTGAAAGTTTATTTCCTTCTGAACAGAGTCTTGGGAAAGTTCAAGGTTAAAGATCAAATCATCTAGCCCAATACCAAAACCAGGGTCTCCCAAAACAACCCCTTTGTTGGTCAAAAGGAGCATTTTTAATTGGCCGATACAGATCTCAATGGGATCGGTGGTTTCAAGAATGTCCTTCTTGTAGCCATAATCTCCAGGATCTCTATTGTAAAGTTCTATCATTGGAAACTTCTAATTTCCAATATATATCCGTCGTTAAAAGGATGAGAAAATAAGTTAAATTTTTACTTTATTGTTTTTCTCAGAATTCAAATAGCAAATTTTGCCGGTGTAGTTTTCTATTTCTTTGTTCCCAACGGCTATATCATCCTCTTTGTAGCTCTAAACCTATTAAATTTTTAATTCCACTGCAGGAAAAAACTCGCCGTGTCCTGACCTTTTACATCTTCCATAACTTCTTGCATTTCAACATCTCCCATAGCTTTTAGCTCCCCGGAATTAACCTGAACTCCGCCGGGAAGATTATAGTTGAACGCACTGATTACTCTTGCCAGCTGCTGTTTAGCTTTCGCCCTGCAGTATCTAGAGAATAGCTCATCGTCGAACAGCTCATAATCTTCTATTGCAACAAAGCAGCTAACTGCTACAGATCTGACATAGTTGTTTGGACCAGTTCCAACATTATTAGGGGATCCTGCTGGGTTTCTACCTAAGATGGTAAGTTTTTTAGTGTTTTTGTTCCATCTAAAAGCAAATGTTTCTAGAAGATAGGCTTTAGCCAAATCAAAATAAGAATACATTACTGTTCTATAAACCAAGTTGTCACCCATAAAAGGGGAAAGCAGAAGCTCAGATCCTAATAATTTAGAACTTCCAAAATCTCTATCCGGGTTTCCCGAAATTCCCGGATTGTTTGCTTCTCTAACATCGAATACAGTTACTATCTTTGGGGGAAGCTGAATCTGTCTGGTTTTTAGAAATTCGGGGGTAGCAAATAGGGTTGAACCAAGAACAAAGAATCTCTGCTCCACCGCATATTGGTAGTTGTCGTACATCCAAGCCTTGGCTCTGTTGATGATCCTAATGATCTCCTGGTCGTTGAGGTTGTATGGAAGTGAACAAGACGCAGACAAGTCGTCTTTAATCTCCTGAATTAGTTCTGCTTCTGTCATGATTAATATAGTTTTTTATACGTCCAGTTCTGGTCTCTGAACTTTTGAGGTTTAAAGCTGACATTGACGTCTTTTAGTCTGGAATCCGAAATAAATCTCTCTCTTCTAACCTCCCCAAAGTCTTTCACTTTTTCAGTTTCGTCGGAGACTTTCGCATTTCTTCCAAGATCTGCTTTTCTAATCACCCCGCCTTTTATGTCGCAGTCGATGATTTTATCCTCGCAGTCGATATAGCACTCGTCTAGATGATTGGAATAGTCTGCAGAGGTGGATTTCACCTTGCTGTTAGAGACGGTATTTCCCGTGAAAAGTTGACACTCTTCAAGCTGAGAATTTTTAATTGTTGAGCCGTAGAGGTTGCAGTTGTAGAGTTTAGATCCCTTGATGTCGCAATCTAGAAGATCCATGTCTGTGATGTACGATGCGTCCCTGCATCTAGCATCCTTCAGCTGAAATCTCCCCGTCGAAGTGTCGTAGTTGAAGAATCCGTGTCTTACCCCTCCCTCTACAATCAGATCAAAAATCTTCTCTCTGATCATCGGATAGTAAGTTTTAATGTTCTCCTCAAAGCCCTTCAGATCCACCAGCAGGTGAATGTCGGGGTAGTGCATAAAGAATGCCCTAGGATCGGAAAAGCTCTTCACGACCTTAGAGTATTCTCTCATCATCTGCTTTAGAGTTTCGAGATCCTTCTGGGTGTATTGGGATCTCCCGCTGAGAATGTTATAGAGGTGAATCACCACATAGTCGATGATTTCTCTGATCTCGGGGATCTTCTTCTGGTAGTCCCTTCCGCCCAGATATCTGATTTCGATGTAGCCGTCCTTCAGCTTTGTAAAGTTGGCTCCGTAGTACTTGTCGTCCGGAAGTTTAAAAATCTTAGGGTCTATCGACACTAAATCTTCTATGGAGGTAAATCTGTTTCTCGGAACGATCCTCTTAATAGACTTGGCATAGACGTTGTTTGTCCTATTTCCAAACTTAGAGTAAATGACTCCCTCGTCGAGTCCAAGAATAAACTGGAGCTTGTCCAGATTTTCCATCTTGGTAACAACGTCCCTCCTCATCTTGTCGAAGCTGATGGAGAACTGGAAAGCACACTTATCGTTGGTCCATCCATTTTCGTCTATCCACCTTAGGACTTTGATCAAAATTGGGATTGCCTCTGCATATGACATAGGACCAGTAATTAGTTCGTTCATCTTGCTTCCCCCCGAATAGTCGGGCTCGAGCTTAAACGTATTGGAATTGACCGGAATCTTAGAGTGATACTTGGAAGATAAGACGATCTTTTTACCTAATAACTTTGATAGGGACTCTATGATTCTACCACGAACCATGTTGGAAAAGAACTCAAATTCAAATCCAATCACAGATGCGTTTAGAGCATGTAGTCTATCAAAGTGATTTGGGTTACTGGACATCTACTGGGTTAGCGAATATTTTTCCCATTACTGGGTCGACTTCATAGATCAAGACTGCAATTCTGTCTCCGGGTTTAGCATTCTTCAGATCTGATGTTAGTCTGTCTTGTGGAATCATAGCCATCGTTCCAATTTCAGGAATTTCAACTAGACATCCATTCTTTCTCTTGTACTTAATAACTGCTGCCATGGCTTCCACGGTTCCGTTATCTATCTGGTCTTTAATCTCGTAGATCTTAATGGTTTTTTCCACAGGAGACCCAAAAGTTAGAGTTAACTTGTTGTCTTCCTTGACCTCTTTAACATAGAACTCAATCT